AGCAGCGAACTTCTTTGAGCTTGATTTTTCACCAATTATGGCTGCGCCAGAATGTACGTTTAGCACATTGCGTGAAAAAATTGTATTAGAATTAACTGTGAAAGTATTGCAAGTTCAACAAATCCGTTTAGGCGTAGGAAGTAGTGTTATAACACCAGTACTATTCGGACTCACACCTCCTACTAGCCCTTGATCATTGCTAGTTAAAAATGATAAAGACAAATAAACCAATAAAAGGGGTTGCCCATATTCCAGGCAACCCATTTATTGTTCATTATTTAACTGTCTCTAAAACACGTACAAATTGTCCTTGTGAATGTGGGTAGCCTGCTTGTGTAATTTTCACCTTTACAAGCTGTCCGATGAGACTTTCAGGACCCTCAAACACTACTTTTAAGTAATTATCTGTATAGCCCGTTAAAAGGCCTTCCTCTTCACTACCATCATGAACAAATTCTTCGGGAATAACTTCTAACACCTGATCTTCAAAGCGAGAAGCATACTCTTTAGCTAGCTGATCATTTAGTGAGATGAGTCGGTGTACACGCTCATTTTTAATGTCTTCATCAATTTGATCCTCCATACGTGCAGCAGGAGTTCCTGTACGTGGAGAGAATGGGAAAACATGTAATTCGGAGAATTTATGATCACGAATAAAGTTGTACGTATCCATAAATTCTTCTTCAGTCTCACCAGGGAAACCGACAATTACATCAGACGTGACAGCTAAATCAGGTAAAGCCTCATGTAATTTTGTTAAACGTTCGCCGAAAAATTCCATAGTATATTTACGACGCATACGTTTTAACACAGTATCCGATCCAGATTGAATAGGAATGTGTAAGTGATTTACGACAATTTTAGATTCACGTAATACGTCAATGACTTCATCAGTCAATTGGCTAGCTTCAATGGACGAAATACGGAGACGCTTTAATCCTGTAACATTGGCTTCTAAATCACGTAATAATTGGGCAAGGTTATAATCCTTTAAATCTTGTCCATAGCCACCAGTATGAATACCTGTCAGGACTATTTCAAGATAGCCTGCATCTACTAATTGCTGTGCTTGATGTAATACTTCTTGTGGATCGCGAGAACGCATTAAGCCGCGTGCCCACGGAATAATACAAAACGTACAGAAGTTATTACAGCCCTCTTGTATTTTTAAGGAAGCACGTGTGCGGTCTGTAAATGCAGGTACATCTAACTCCTCATACACACGATTTTTCATAATATTACGTACAGCATTTATTGGCTGACGCTCAGCACGATATTGGTCAATATAACCAAGTAATTTTGTACGGTCCTGCGTACCAACAACAATATCGACTCCAGGAATCGCCATAATTTCTGCTGGCGAAGTTTGTGCATAGCAGCCTGTTACACATATAACTGCATCTGGGTTTTGGCGGATTGCTCGACGAATCACCTGACGTGACTTCTTATCCCCAGTGTTAGTAACTGTACATGTATTAATGACATAAACATCCGCCTGCTGATCAAATTCAGTGCGATCATAGCCTTCATCTTTAAATAGTTGCCAAATGGCTTCTGTTTCGTAGTGGTTCACTTTACAACCTAACGTATATAGAGATACGGTTTTCGTAAGCTCGTTATACATGATTTAATTCATCCTTTCAATTGCACTTTGTACCTGTGCTATATAACTTTTAAGTATATTCGATACTTGAATTATGATAACATAAACTGTTTAAAATCAATACATTAAAGAATCTTTAAACTCGTCCCAAAGATTTTAAAACAGCAAAAAAGAAGGTCAGAATCTATCTGCCCTTCTTATTGCTATTTATATATTCAATCTAATTATTATGTTTTTCATTATAATGATAACGTGTAGCTGTAGATTGTCCTGTCTTTACAATGATCTCACGTTCAATTAGTTCACTTAGTAAAGTAAAGATACCATCACGAGTTATGTTAGTAGCCTTTTGCAAATCCGAACGCGAAGCGGGTCCGTTTTCTTTGAGATATTCTAATACAGGACCTTCGTAATTTTTGTATTGTTTTTTAGTTGGTGCAGAAGATTTGCTTTGCAAAAGTGATCTATACGCAAATGTATGGGTAATACCATTTTTAAAAGTAATGGATTGGACACGTTTATCAATAACAACAATATTGTCAATAATCGTTTGCATGAAATCTGATAAGGCTTCCCGTCCTACTATATCGGATAATTCGCGGTAATCTACTTGTCGAGCTTGCTGCATTTCTTTAGTTATTAAAAAGTGTTGAGCGTAGTCTATGAATACATCGCTGGTTTTATCATCGTTTTTTTGTTTCAATATATTGATTTCATCATCAATTTCTTCTAACCGTTCTTGAAGATCACGTTTCTTAAAAATGTATTCTTTTTGGCTAATAGCATCCTCTTCTTCACCAAAATAGTATAAATCCTCTAAGCGTTTGAGCGCTCTTACAAATTTAGCTTTTTCTTTTTGCAAACGTTCAATTTCAATATTAGGTATTTCAATCTCATCTTTAGTATTGAGCGAGTATTCTTGTCCTGACATGTTGCCAGTTAGGGCGAAGTGAGTTTCTTTCAAAGATTCATTATCGACACCAACTACATCAATAAAAGAATTACCACGTAGTAGGGCTCTTTCCATGTCGCGTAAAGAGTGTTTAGGTGTTATGCGTTCTTGTAGTCTAATTAAGTTAGAGACATAGTTAAAAATAAATGGTCCGATGATGATGTCACTAACGTAATTGCTGCATCGTTTTGCACCGCCTGATGTAACGCATGTATAACGAGAGGGACGATAGCCGTCTTTACGAGCTGCATCTAATCCAGCGGTAAGTAGTGAGTTGCATTTGCCGCAATACAACATCTTAGAAAAGATGTGTTTATGAATATCTGCCCGTTGGACATCAGTTAATCCTCTATAATTGTCAGATAGCAATTTGTTTACACGATCAAATTGTTCCTGTTCGATAATGCCAGGGTGGTTATTATCAACAACAACCCATTCTTCTTTGTTTTTGAGCCTTCTGCTACCTCCACTTTCACGCATGTTGTAGCGATATGTACCAATATAGAAAGGGTTGCGTAAAATGTCGCGGACTGTCTTGGCTGTCCACTGACCATTACGCTTTGTAGCTATTTTTTCTTCGTGCAAACGGTATGCAACTTTTAATGTGGAACGTAATGATTCATAGGAATTAAAAATATATTGAATGATTTTTGATTCATCAGGATCAATAACTGGAAACTTTTCTTCTTCTGACCAGACATATCCGAAGGGAACCGTTGCACCATTCCACAGTCCTTTTTCGGCACGCGATAACATAATTGAAAACACACGTTCAGCAGTTAGTTTCCTTTCTAGTTCAGCAAAAACGAGGATTATTTTTAACATAGCTTCGCCCATTGCTGTTGATGTATCGAATTGTTCGTTTTTTGAAACGAAAGTAACTTTGCAATCTTTCAATTCCTCATACATCTCCGAAAAATCTTTGAGGTTCCGAGATATTCTATCGATCTTCCATACGAGTAAGTGTGTAAATTCTCCACTTCTTATGCGCTTCATCATTTCTTGATATTTAGGACGATCAGTATTTTTTGCTGAATATCCTGCATCTTCGAAAATTTCCACTTCTTCAATATTCAAAGCGTATTTAGCATAATTCTCTAATTCTTGTCGCTGGAAGGGTAAAGAGTCTTTATCAATTTGATGCAATGTACTTACCCGTACATATAATGCTGCCTTTTTCAATGACATAGCTCCTTTCATTTAAAGACAAGAGCAAGAAAACTAGTAAGCTCTTTCATATAGTATATTAATCATGGAATGAACAAGATTTCAATAGTATTGTGGTTAAATCCTTATTTATATAAAAAAATAGAAAATCTTTGAAAAAGAGGAAAAATGACAGTAATTACATTGTGTCAAAAAACTACAAAATACGACATGAATCAGTATGTCCTAAACGGAGGAAATGTATATTGAGGAAAATATTTCTTCATATGTCGAAGGTAGTCGTACAAAAGGATTATGAATATTAGGTATTTGGATATAAAATATTATTAATCCAATAATGTCGAATGTTGTCATTATTGAATGTTTTTAGATACATAATTTATGATTGGATAAGAACATGTGTTCTTGTATAATGAAGTAAGAGGTGGTTAAAAAGCATAGAGATAAAATGACTGTTGTACATAAGTGGTAGGGATTAAGCAAAATAACAATAGAGGTGATTGTATGCCGGTAAGAGATGAGTTACGACAAAGATTTATAATAATGACAGAGAATTATCAGGGGAATAAAATGAAGGAACATTCGGACATCATCGAAAAGGTATTACAAATTGACAATGAAAAAGCATTAGGGCTATTAAATAATTTATCAGATAAGTTTGTAAAAAAAGCAACTCACGATTGAGTTGCTTTTCTTTGCTTTAGCAATTATAAATTTGTACTACTTAAAGATTTATTAATTAGGTCGTTTTTAAGTATATTTACTTTATGTTTTTTCAGCGTTAAACTATTTTTCATCTACCATAGTTTCTAAGAAATTAACAATAGCTTTTAATTGCTTATCATTTAATTTACTAGCCATAATCATCAATTCTTTTATCTTTTCATTACCACTCAAAGTTGCTTCTGCTATGATATTAGCAAACTCTTCATCAAATGTTTCCTCTACAAACATATCGCCATCACCAGTACGTAACCATTCTTCATTTACGTTGAATTCAGTGCAAATTATAGCAATTGTTCTGTCGGTAACAACACGTAAATCTTTCTCCATTTTCGAAATATTACTATTTGTCATCTTTATTTTTTCGCCGAAAGCAGCCATAGATAACCCTAGTTCATTTCGTAATACTTTTATTCTATCTCCAATAGTATTAGTCATTTCTATATTTCCACCTCCTATGTTGCATTTTACTGTCTTTTTCGTCCTGTGGCAATATTTATATAAAAATATTATTGACTAAGGACGAAATAGAATGATAATATATGTTCAGAGGACGAAAACGATAGAATTGAATTTAACTTATAAGGAGTGAACAGCATGGAATTTATAAATGATAAACGACACAGCAAAAAAGAAGAAGTGATGAAACAAGTTCTTCAATTAATGCTCCAATTGAATGAGGATCAGTTAACTCTTACAAAAGGTGTCATGACAGGAATGATGCTAGAACATAGTTTAAAAAAACCAGATAAAGTTTCGTAGTTTCCTAGAGGACAATCTATTGAAAAAAATGTACAAAAGCAAAAGGCATTTGCGAGTACATAACTCGCTCATGTCGAGCAGCTTGTAAAAAAGTTTGATTAGTAGACTTTGTATTTTTTACAAGTTGCTCGATTTGAATCATCATACATAAAAATTAATGCGCTGTGATACCGAGCCGATGACGGTATAACTAAATGGAATTTATAGCTTATAAGACGGTAGCAACGTCAAATCATTTTCAGGAGGTAAAAAATGAAAGTTATAGAGAACACTCAACTAGAAAAAATCAAAAAGGCATTAGAAAAATACGGAATTTTCAGTGAGGAACAGTTAAAAGAAGCGATTAAAAATATGAAACCTTTAAATATAGGATGTATGGTTTCACCTGTTCCGCCAAAGAAGGTATTGGAGGGACAAGAATGTTAGAACAATTACAACATGCTTATGGACATGCATTGAAAAATCTAGTGTTTGTGGATTTTGTGAATAAGAAAATAATAGGTGGATTTGAAGTTCTGGAACTGGAGTTAGCAAAAGAAAATGCTTGCTGTAAGGACTTGATAACATCTATTAATTACCATTTTCGCAAAGGCCACTTTGATTTAGCGAAGGAACGGATCGATGCCCTGACAAAAAGAGCTAAGTACATTCAACGGTTAGAAATGCAGATTACAGCACATCGAAGAAATAAACTATTTGAGATTGCTAGTCATTTACGCAAACAAGGTAAATTGGCAGATGTGGTGAGCAACGATGCAAAACCTAATTAAAAGCAAAAAAAACTGCTTAATCGTTGGAGCGATTAAACAGCATGTAAAACCTGTAAATTTACTGATTTCAATTACTAACTACTGGACATAGTTAGTAAACCTTAAAACCTTTGCCGTACTTATGAAGGGTACGGCTTTATTTGACTATTGCCAAACATCTTACTGCTAGTATAGCAACTTTCATGGCAAACAGTCAATTAGCGTCCTTGTAATGGATATTAGATTTATGACGAAATCCAAAAAATAACAAGGATACTAGATTACTAATACATCGGGAGAGAGTAGCCATGAAGAATAAACAGCATAAGGTCAAACATGTTTTAAAGGCATATGAAGATGCATTTGTTGAGACAGAATTAACAAAAATGCATGAAGATAGCTTACTAGATAGGGCTATTGCGGGATACCGTGTGAAAAGCATTTGGTGTGGATCAGTTTTAGAGGTGGAGGCATATCCGTATTGGGAGATACCTCAAAATAAACGTGTAAAAACGGATAAAAACAGTAGTAAGGCACAAGAAAAGTTAAATGAAAAGAACAGGCAAAAACATGTAGTGAGATTACTGAATACAAATTTTCGTCCATTTCACGATTTATACATGACATACACGTATTCGGACAAGTATGTACCTAAAGACTATGAGCAAGCAAAAAAAGATATGTCAAATCTAATAAAGCGTATGAAGTATTGGCTAAAGAAACAGGAGAAGTATGCAGATTTTGAATTGAAATATTTATACACAACAGAGCATGCAAGAAATGGCCAAAAAGTCCGGGCACATCATCATATGGTCACAAACTTTCCAGATAGAGAAGTAGCCGAAGAACTATGGAATAGTGGGCGAGCTAGATCAGAACGTTTAGTAGATGATGATTTAGGTTTTAAAAAGCTAGGGGAGTACCTAGTTAAAGAAAAGGGAGAAAAGACAAGAAAAGGATATACACCTTCGCGCAATTTAGATAAGCATACTAAAGTGACGGTATCAGACACGAAATTAACTCGTAGACGCGCTGCTAAAATTGCCACAGAAGAAATTGGAGCGCAAGAAATCTTTGAAAAAATGTATAAAAATTATCAATTCAAACAAATGAATGTGTCATTTTCTGATTACGTAAGTGGAGCGTATTTATATGTGCAAATGAAGCGGATTGATAGGTCTGTCAAAAGAAAAGTAAATAGCGGAGGAGATAAGGATGGAGAAGAAGGATCACCACATTGAAATGATTCAGGAAGGGCAAATGAATATTTTTGAAGCGGATTACCAGAAGAAGGAACAGGAGGCGTTAAAAATGGTTGAACAAGCGATGGCGAAATTAAGTGCAGAACTTAGAGTGGAAAAAGTGAATCCGTACGTAGCGGCAGTGGGTAATTTTCTAATGGATTTCTTGGAGGACAATCCATCTTCTGCTGAAAAGTTTATGGCAGAAGGTAAAACGATTATTGGCAGTATGAAGGATGTACGTAAGGAAGCTGAAAAGGTACAAGTGAACAATTGTGGAGTGTTAACTAGTGAACAAGGTTTTGAGATTGTACTTAAATATTTTGACATCACAACAGGCGATACACCAGATAAACAAGTGGACGTTCCGAAAGCTACTAATACAGTTAATTTATCAGGTGGAGCTACTCCGCGTTTTGAAGCTTCGCTTGATGAATTTCTGTAAGGAGGTGAATTATTTATGACGGAAGAAGCAAAGCGTTTATTAGCTCATTTCCCTACCTCTGTTAGTGAGGAACTTAAAGAGTACGTTATCGAAGATGTGTTAAAAAGCAGTCGATATTTATTTGTAAAAACGGTAGCGGGGTTACAACAATGCTATTGCTCACACTGTAAACAATCTTTCTATAGCAATTCTGAGGATAAGGATAACAAATTCAAACACAATGAATTACGAAAATGCGAGAAATGTGATTCTAGATGTATGGTTAAACAAGCTGGTAGAGGACGTTCTAAACTTTATGATGCTGCTTATGTGGAATGGTATGAGAAATCCGTCATGGACTCAAGTGTTTTGATTGCGAGACGAATTTATGTCGCTAGGAATTATTCTGGTGATTATACCAAGGTTGAAACTAAGTTTTTTGATGAGATTTATTATATTTTTGGGCCAGAAGAAACAACGATGTTTACTCTACGTTCTTACACTGGAAAGGTTAATGTATACAAGCAGAAAACGACATTTTCACCTTCAACAAACATGAAAAAATACGAAAGTATAAAAAATATCCAGGAAGCTGTAAAAAATACAACGTTACATTACAGTCAATGGGAAAAATACACAAATTATGATTTATTGAAGTTTTTCGGTCTAGCTTGTAAGTATCCATCTGTTGAATTATTAACGAAATTTGGTCTCAAGTCCATTGTTGAAAGTAAATTAACTGGGAGAAATACCTATAGGACAGTCAATTGGCGAGCAAGGTCACTTGAAGGTTTGTTTAAACTGAATAAATCTGATATACGAGCTATTAGAGATAGCAGTCATTCTTGGGAAACAAGCTGGCTTTACATCTTGCAACAATTAAGGACTGAGAAGTCAAGGATGAAAGTAGAAGAAGTGGGGGATATTTGTTCGCAACTAGGATTGGATAGCAGGGTTGATGACATCAAGAAATTGAGACAACACGCTTCACTTCAAAAAATACTTACTTATGCATTGAAACAGGCAAAGCGAAACAAAAGTTACTTTGCGGGTTATGTGTTTGTGGAATGGTTAGATTATTTAGATGCATGTCAACAACTCAATATGAAACTCAATGAAAGGTTATTTTTTCCTAGAAACTTACATGAAGCTCATCAACAAACAACGGGTCAAATTAAAGCTATAGAAGATGCTGCTTTAAATGAAAAAATAACTAAAAGGGTCGAGGAATTGAGTAAATATGAATTTGAATATTTAGGCCTTATTATACGCCCGTTCTTTAATAGCAAAGAAATAGTAGAAGAAGGGAAAGTACTTGAACACTGTGTCGCTAGAAATTACATGAAAAGTTATGCAGAAGGGAAAACGGATTTATTTGCTATTCGAAAAAAATGTAATCCCTACATTCCGTTCTATACGGCTGAATTAGATGTAAAAAAGAAAGGTGTTAGACAGGTTAGGGGTTTCGATAATGATCCACCAACCGATGAGGTTAATAAATTAATGGAAGTGTTCGAAGAAGTCATGTTCAAAAAATCGAAAGTGAGGGAAGCGGTATGACACAATTAATCACAGAACGTTCTGCAGATGTTATTGCAGCTGAGATAAATGCGATTAAATTTCAAACACAAACAATGATGTTACAGGCATCGGCTGAAATAGGAAAAAGACTGATTGAGGCAAAAGAGCAATTACCTCATGGCGAGTGGGGCAATTGGTTAAAAGAAAACGTAGAGTACAGTCAATCAACTGCAAATAACTTAATGCAAATTCATATGGAGTATAGTTCAAATTCCCAAGCGTTTGGGAATTTGAGTTATTCAAAAGCGGTGGCTTTATTAGGTATTGATTCTGAAGATCGAGAGGCATTTTTACAAGAAAATGATGTTGACGAAATGTCTACACGAGAGCTTCAAAAAATTATTAAGGAGAAACAGAAACTTGAAAAGGAAATGGCCAAGCGTGAAGCGGATGCCACAAAAGCAAAGAGTTTATTAGAAAAGGATATTCAGGACCTTAAAAAACAGTTAGAAAATGCTCGAGAACAATCTGTTGAGAATGATGTTTCCGAAAAAGAGATTAATAGGTTAACGCAAGAGTTGGCTGTTGCTGAATCGAGGGCGAAAAAACTAGAAGAACACCTAAAAACAAAACCTATTGAAGCGGCAACTGTGGAGGTTATTCCTGAATCAGTACAAAAGGAGCTAGACCAACTTCGTAGCAAAATGAATGAGTCAAAGGATCCTGCAGAGATAAAATTCAAAATGCGTTTTGAGTCATTAGTGAACGAATTTGATTTAACGTTGCGTTCACTTGATGGGATTGGAGATAGCGAAACTAAGACCAAGTATACCAACGCTGTTCATAAATTGATGGATAAAATGCGCGCTACTTTAGAAGGAGAGGTGTCATGATGGCAGGGTTGTACTGGAGTGCTACACAAGGGGGATATATCAAATGTCCTGTTAATGGTTGTAACCATATAGGTATCGTTATTACAGCTGCTCACTGTCGAATTGAACATGGTATGACACGCGAGGAAGTAATGAAAAAATATGGACAACCAAAAAATATATCTAAGTCTAAAACAAAAAGAAGTCAATAAGGTGCATTCTAATGGGGGCTTTGATGATGGGTGCTGTAAAAGTAAAAATATATCTTTGCAAAGAAAATGAAGAACTTTTTTCAGAGAAAGATACCTGGCATGAAAATGAGTGTAATTGTAAAACGGTACATTATGCTACAGCAGAAGTCGGGAAGGAATTGAAATGGTCGAATGGGGCTGAATGGGGCAAAATCCATCACCCCCATTTAGGGGAAGTAATGACTTACTGGAACCCTGAAAGACCTTGTTATGACACATGGACTGCTCCTGTAATCAATGAAGATGGAGAAATCATTTGTTATAGATTTGACCAAGACGAGGGACATTGGGCTTTAGATGAAGGTTGTGAGAACTTAGGTTTGTATAACGGAATTGATACTTGTAAATTCAGCTAATGGCAACGGTGTCCGAAGCGGATAATAATTAATTTCTTGAAGGTGAGTGTTATTTTTAAGTTTTCTGATGTAGTAGTTTGGCGATGGAAGTTAGGGCAAACAAGAAATAAACATTTGTATAACCATTTATACGATAATCATAGTTTTTGGTTTAGATTAGTGAGTCGTAATCATATGTGAAAGATATTGTTCAAAAAGGAGAGAACGCGAATGACTGTACATGAATTAAAAATTTTACCTAAATATTTTGAGCCAGTAGCAGACGGAATTAAAACTTTTGAAATTCGAAAAGATGATCGTGGTTATCAGGTTGGAGACTTATTACTTATGAAAGAGCATGAGAATGGTGCATTTACAGGTAAGGCAGTTCTTAAAGAAGTTACTTATCTAACAACAGATTATCAACAAACTAATTATGTAACTCTTGCAATTAAAGACCCTAATTTCGATGTGTTAGATAACGAATTTGGCTACAACAAAGCAGCGTGTATTTATATGGGGTATGAGCCGATTTGGGTACTTGAGGTAGCAACTGACGAAGATTTAGAAGAATCCATTTCAGCAGTTGATGCAGCAGATGTTTTATAACTAGTATTTCGTAAAAATAGATTTGAAAGAAATTGTGCAGGAAGGTGACTAAATGAACGAACTTAGACACTGTGGTATTTGTGAGCGCAAGAATACTTATAAACAATTTTGCTGGAAATGTGGACAGAGAGAACAGCGCATGCATAGAGCCATTCAGCAAAAGTTAGCTGCAAAAAAGAAAGATATTGTGCGATACAAGGAGGAATGATTATGCACGTAAATAAAGAGAATGAAATGGAATTAACATTGTCAGAGGATTTTTATCACGAATTAAACACGTTGACAATTGATCCAAAAGTGGATTTAGAAAAATTACATTACCTATCTATCGTCACAGGGAGAAATAGTAATCACGCTATCTTTTGGTTTAAAGAGGTCTACACACGTGGTCAAGGTTTCTTTGCAAGAGCTGAAATGCTCGGAGAGCCAGTACAGTCACATGATGTTGCTGTGAATATGATGAACATATTAGCAGAACGTTTACAAAATGCAGGCGTACCAATAAAACGCTAGAAAGAAAATGTTCAAAAGAGAGGGAGATAATAAATGATAAATTATAAAGTTTTTGCAATGGATGATTGCGATTGGGTGGCAGCAAAGAGTGAAGAAGAAGCAAAAAAATGGTATGAACAATTCATTCCTAGAGAAGAAATCGAAGAGTATTTCGAAGGTGAGGTATCTCTTGATAAACAAATCGTTATTTCAGTAAGTGAACTAACTGAAAGTGAACTAAATCGCACTATTAAAGTTCTTGGTGATAATATTCCACAAAATGAAGATTCGTTTAATGTTTCACTAAATGACTGGCTAAAAATTATGTTGTCAACACCAACAGACGAACCGTTTATTATTGCATCAACAGAGCACTAAATACTGAACAATTTGAGGAAAAGGATTAAGTTTTAAAAGCATAAAAAAAGAGCAGCAGTCACCTACTACTCAACCAAACTATACTTTTTAAGTATATCATATCTATCAGCATAATTGAGGTGATCTTTTGGGAGCATTTATTTCAAAACAACCAAACGGCTTGTTTTGTCGGTTTTCTTCAATTCTTGATTGTCCTACGCATTGGAATATGACAGAAGATGAATATATAAATAATGTTACTGGAACAGTTAGAAATAAAGAAGAAGCTTTTAATATATTGGTGAATCATCTAAAACCGTTTTCGGAAGTTATTGATAGATTTGTACCCAACAATATGACCGAGGTGGAATTTAAAGATGTAGTAAGAGAAATGAAAAGTGAGTTCGCGAATTAAATTGTAATCATCCAAGAATCATACACCAGGTATTTATTCGGAAACCACAGCATTTGGTTAAAAATCATTCGATAAAAGGTGGTGCAGCGTTTTGAAAGAGCTGTTAAAAGAATACCAAAAAACTTTGAATAAAAATGACTTGAAAATTCAAGCCAATGAAAACCGGATTAAGAAAATAAAAGATACATTTCAAAACGCTCATGCCTTAAAAGTATCTTTGCGAAAAGCGATAGATTTAAACAAGGAATTAAAAATTAAGGAACAGGATCTTGTGATTTTTAAGGCAGCGAAAAGTGATTTACAGTTTACTACAAAGTGGATTAAAACAGGTATTCAACCAGACGCACATTGGCGAGGGATAGAAAAGAATGATGCCTATTACATAAGCCGTTCATATGATCCTTATATGATGGGAGTCCTGATTGAAAACAGGCAAGCAAACGAACCATTTGAAATGATAGAAGAAAATTTTTTAAGTGTAGAAGAAAAAGAAGAACAAGAACGCATAAGGTTTGATGATTCATTGAATAGAGATACCGCTGAATTATTCGAACAAGCCAAAGAAGCATTAACACGAAATGAAATTAGAATTCTGTTGTTTTTACAGGAGGAAAGATCACAATCAGAAATTGCCGAATTGATTGGCGTTTCACAACAAGCCATATCCAAACGAATTAAAAGCATTAAGAAAAAACTATCAAAAATAGGCATAGAAAGGGATGATCTGTAATGAAGCGTGTAATACCAATACGTGATAAAGAAAAAATTAGAGAGTTTAAACAGGCTTTAATAGCTAAGAACGAAAGAAATTATATTCTGTTCATGATTGGAACTAACGCAGGATTACGTGTATCAGACATATTGCCATTACGTGTGCGTGACGTTAAGGGAGAGTATCTGGAAGTAATTGAACAAAAGACGGGGAATGTTAGGGATATACCTATAAATGATTCATTGAGACGTGCTATAGATAGGTACATCAAAGGTAAGAAAGATAATGAATATCTAATTAGGAGTCGAGAAGGTGGAAATAAACCAATTAGTAGGTGGATGGCTTATAAGATTTTAAGAGAGGCAGCAGAAGAAGTCGGGCTTACTAGAATAGGCACGCATAGTATGCGAAAGACCTTTGGATACAACTACTATCAACGAACAAAAGACATAGAGACATTATGTAAGATGTTAGGCCACAGTGACTCACAAATAACGAAAAGGTATATCGGGATAGAGGATGATTTTATTCGTGAACAGTACATTAAACACACGAATATTTGAAACCGTAATCCCTTTTCTTATCGCATTAATTACACTTAAAAATGACAAGGTGTAACTGAGAGAAAAATAAATTATAAATGTTGATGTATCAAGGCTTCAACGATCCTGTATGAGTTACACAGAATATAAAGATATGGTGAACTGGATGAAAAGAGGTTGTGAGTTGTCAACTATAGGTGAAAGGACTACTAGTACAAGTGGTCATAGGTGATAGCATGAACCCTTGTGCCAGTAGCTATGAGGACAATATTCAAAGACTTGGGTCCTTCCCCAGGGGGAGGGGCTATACGGGGCTTGCGAGCCCCATAAATTGTTCGGATTTGAAAAAAAAAATTTACTACGGAATTACGGTTTGGAGGGTTGGCGCATGGATGGCGTGAAAGAGGTTGATGGTAGATTGCTAGTAACCACAGCACGACTATGCGATCTACTCGAAATATCAGACAAAACAACAACCAATTGGAGAAGGTCAGGATGTCCACAACATAGTCGTGGCTGGTGGGATATTAAAGATGTTATGAAGTGGCGTGGTCAAATTTCAACGAGTGAAGGTGCTGCAACAAAGAAAGGACGAAACCTACAACAAGAAAAACTAGAGTGGGAAGTCGAATACAAAAAGCAACAAACTGAACTTACTCGTATGAAGAATGACTTAGCCGAAGGAAAATACGTTGAACGTGATTTTGCAGAGGCAGAACTAAGTAGGTTTTTCCTTGTATTTAAAAAATCGGTTACGTCTTTATCGCGAAAGTTGGGCAACGTAATTAGTAGCTATGTAGAACCAGTAGAAGCTAGGCGTGTAGAACAAGAAATTGCAGATACAATTAATGATGCCTTAGAACAAATGAGCGTGGATGGTGTGTATAATGCGAGAAAAGCAAAGAAGAAACAATAAATGGCCATTATTTATTGAAAATGCTTTAAAAACATTAAAACCACCTGAAAAAATGAACATGAGTGATTGGGCTGAAAAGTTCCGTATACTTGACACAAAATCAAGTGCAATACCAGGCCCTTGGCGAAATTCTGTAACGCCATATCTTATAGGAATCATGGACGAATTTAATAATGTCCAAACAGAAGAAATTATTTTCGTGAAACCGACACAGGTAGGTGGCACAGAAGTTTTACAAAATGCACTAGGGTATTTTGTAATGCAAGACCCTGCGCCATGTATGGTGGTTTATCCTTCGCAGGATTTGGCCCAACACGTTTCTGAAAACAGATTACAAAAGATGTTTGAAGTCTCCAAGCCGATGGCAGAGAAATTTTTTCCTAATAAATCTGAAATGTTAGAATTGCAGTTTGATGGGATGTTTATAACTTTAGAGGGTGCAAATTCACCAGCAAGCTTATCCTCTAAACCAATTAGATATTTACTGTTGGATGAGGTCGACAAGTATCCAGGTGCTTCTAAAAAAGAAGCCGATCCAATTCGACTCTCAAGAGAGCGTACAAAAACATTCTCAAATAGAAAAATATTCATGGCATCTACACCAACATTACGAACAGGCCATATTTGGAAGGCCAAAGAAGATGCTGACATCGTAAAGCACTATAAAGTTCCGTGTCCACATTGTAGTGAATTTATTGAATTGAAATTCAAAAATATTAGGTGGGCAAGTAAAGAGGAAGTTGGATCAGTTGCAGATCGCGCTGAAACTGCAAAATATGTATGCCAAGAATGTGGCTGTTTTATCACGGATAAACATAAAGCACAAATGTTACGTGATGGGCGTTGGGAGGTAGTTGCGCAAAGGACGCAATTCCCTCGAAAAGTATGCTTTTGGATGAACACTTTATACTCACCGTTTGTTCGATTTTCGGAGATTGCTAAAGAATATCTAACATCAAAGGATGACCCTGATGCTTATCAAAACTTTATCAACTCGTGGATGGCCGAGCCGTGGGAAGATACCAAGTTAAAAACAAATGCTGACATGGTTTTAGAACATCAGACAGAGTTTGAGGAGTTTGTAGTACCTGATTGGGCCGTGATGCTAACAGGCGGTGTAGACGTACAGGAAACTAGTTTGTATTGGACAATAAGAGCATGGGGTCCATATTTAACAAGTCAAAAAATCGCTTCTGGACAGGTTCTTAATTTCAAAGATGTAGAAAAGATTATGAATTTGGAATTTAAAAAAGACAATGGAGAAGTATTGCTAGTACAACTTGCAGGTATAGATTCAGGGGACCAAACTGACGATGTATATGAATTCTGTGCAAGGAATTCTGAATGGGCTGTACCGATTAAAGGTATAGCAGGTGGTCATTCTCACTTCCGAATTAGTAGGGTCAATAAAAATTCATCCCGTGCGTACGGAATGCAATTAATACTAGTCGATGGTGGAAAATACAAAGATATGATTGCTTCTAGATTAGCAAAACCAGTTGGAGAAGGTAGTTGGATGGTTCATCAAGGTTGTGATATGGAGTACGCGGAGCAAGTAACAGCCGAACATAAAATACGTGTTAAAGGTAGCAAACAATTGGTATGGGTGCCTAAAACATCACATGCAGACAACCACTATTTGGACTGTGAGGTATATGCAATGGCAGTTGCTGACGTGTTAGGGGTTCGAACGTTAAGTCTTATGGCAGACGAAGAGGTTCAGGAAGAAATGCCATCTGAACAACAAATAAATGATGATTCTACTAATTATAACGATAGTTGGTTGAACACAAAAAAATGGTAGTTAGATTTAGAAAGGAGATATATCAATGACAACACAGGAAGAATTACAACAAGTAAACAATGCCATAGCAGCTATTGAAATTGGTGGTCAAGAGTATCAAATAGGATCAAGACGTTTAAAACGTGCTGATTTATCTGTGCTATACAAAAGGCAAAGGGAGTTAAAAGATCAGTTAGAAGTAGAAAGATCTGATGGTTTTGGCTTAGCCAACGCATCTGTCGCTATATTTGATAGAAGGTAGGTGTGAAAATGAATTGGTTAGATCGAACGATTGCTTGGTTATCTCCTGAATCTGCATATAAACGTTTAGGGTATCGTCAAGCTGTGGATAGTATGCGTTCATATGATGCAGCTGGTGATGATCATTTGAATGCAGGTTGGCGAGCAGTAAATGCAAAAGCAGAATCTACTGATGGCATGTATCGCGATACAATTCGCGCAAGAAGTCGAGATTTGGAACGAAATAGCGATATTCTAGAAAGTGTTGTATTAGCGTTTGAGAGGAATGTTGTCGGTGGGGGATTCAAGTTACAAGCAAAAACAGAAAATGAGGAATTGAATACAAATATAGAATCCTTATTCAAATTGTGGTGTAGACCAAAAAACTGTGATGTTACCCAACAACAGAGTTTTTCAGAAATCTGTCAGATGCTTATTCGCCGTCAAAAGGTGGATGGCGGAATTATTGTTGTTTTAAGATATATTGATGATGGTATTGTACCTTTATCCTTACAATTGTATGAGGTAGATGATTTGGACACTATGATGCCGACAACTACGACTAAAAAAATTGTAAATGGTATAGAATACAATGCTTATAACCGACCTATTGCCTATTATTTAAAAAAGTACGATGCATATGGAAACTATATTGGTACATCTGAGCGAATTGACGCAAAAGATGTGCTTTTTTTATTCAAGAAGAAACGCCCCAGTCAGTTAAGAGAAATGAGTGAACTATCCTCAACACTGCCAAGGGTTCGTGACATGAATCAATTTATGGAAGCAGTAAGTGTGAAGGAACGTGTTGCAGCCTTACTAGCAGTCCTTATCAAGAGAGTTACGCCAGGTGGTGTAAATGGTCCAGTTGGTCGTGGTAATGGCCAATCAGATAAACGAAATGGTTATACAGGGAAAATGTTAACACCAGGTATGATGATGGAGCTTAATCCAGGTGACGATGTACATGTAGTTCAACCACCTGCACAAGCAGCTAATTCAGCTGAATTTATACGATTACAGCAACGCCTGTCAGGTTCAGCACAAGGTATATCATATGAGGTTGCAGCGCGTGATATGTCACAAGTCAATTATTCATCAGCTCGACAAGGGCTATTAGAAGATCAAAAAACATATTTGATGCAACAACAATTTTTAATCGATCATTTTTTAATTCCAGTGTATGAAGCATTTCTCGAATCAGCAATTTTAGTTGGAATGGTCAGCATAAAGGACTTCCATTCAAAGAAGGACAGTTATTTAAAACATGAATGGGTTGCTCCAGGTATGAAGTGGATTGATCCACTCAAAGAAGCAAATGCCAATAGGGTGGCATTGGAAACTAATCAAACAACACTTGCTGAAATTGCAGGTAATACAGGGAACGATTGGCGCGAAATAGTAGATCAACGTGCAATTGAAATCGAATATATGAGGGAAAAGGGGGTGATAAGTAGTGAGTCCAGTACAAATTTCGAAGAAATCGAGAAACTCATCAATGAAACAGAGGACGAAAAACGAAAAAATGAATCGTGATTTATCTTTTGATATTCGGTCATTAGACGATGATAAGAGGGCTTTTGAGCTTTCTTTTTCATCAGAAGAACCATACCAGCGTTGGTTTGGGTCAGAAATTCTATCCCATGAACCTGGAGCTATTGATTTAAGCCGATTGAATGAAATAGGCGTGCTATTATACAACCATAATCGAGATAAAGTGATTGGCCGTATTGACAAGGCGTGGATAAAGGATAATCGAGCGTATGCACAAGTTACCTTTGATGAAGATGCCGAGTCAGATGTGATTTATCAAAAAGTAAAAACAAAAACTCTTAAAGCTGTTTCAGTAGGCTATCAAGTTGAATCATGGGAAGAAGTTTCAGCGGGTAAAACTTCAGCAAATGGTCGCCATGTGGGACCATGTAGTGTTGCTTTAAAATGGCAACCATATGAAATTAGTATCGTATCTGTTCCAGCTGATGCATCAGTAGGAGTGGGTCGAGATATGGAAGAAGAATTTGAACAAGATATACAAGAAAAAGGCGATTATTCATATTATGAACGTCAAATTTTACTTAATGAAAACTTACTTGGAGGGAAACAATAATGAATTTATTACAAATGTTAGCACGCCAAAAGGCGATTGTTGATGCTGCTAAAGCCGAAGGGAATCGTGCATTATCAGATGAAGAAAAGCGAGAATTTGATGAATTACAGAGTAAAATTGATGCCTTACGTGCACAAGGAGATCCAAATGAGCCAACACCTGCACCAACAGATAATTCACAACGTACACTTGTAGATGAACGTCAACGTGCCCTTGAAATTACATCACTTTGCCGGGACTTTGGTTTAAATGCTGAGGATTATATTAAAGATGGCCATTCAATTGACCAAGTTCGTCAAATCATACTGGAAAAGCAAATTAAAGATCGTGCTCCGCAACCTTCAGGCATTCAAATGGGGAAAGATGAGCGTGATAAATTCCGTGATGCAGCTGCAGATGGTTTAGCTTTACGCGTTGGAATGAATGTAGAAAAGCCAAACGAAGGTGCAGGGGAATTACGAAACTTATCGTTACGAGAATTAGCAAAAGAATCACTGATTATTGAAGGTGTAAACAACGCCTATCGATTAAGTGATGATGAGCTTTTACGTCAACATTTAACACCAACATCATTATTTACTAACATCATTGATCAAACAGCTCGTAATGTTTTCCAACAAGCATATACAGATGCAGCTACAACATACCAACATTGGACACGCCGTGGTACATTAACTGATTTCAGACCAACTAAAACATATCAAGTTGGCACTGCAGGTGAACTATTACTAGTTTCTGAAAATGGCGAATTAAAACATGACGATCCTAATGGCGTAGAAGGACCAACACGTCAATTATTAACTTATGGCCGTCAATTCTCCATGTCACGACAAGCATTTATCAATGATGATGTAAGCTTTATCGAAACAATTCCAGCATTATACGCACAATCTGCACGCCTTGGTATTAATCGTTTGGTGTATCAAACATTGGCTAAAAATCCAGCTATTTGGGATGGCAAAACACTTTTCCACGATGATCATAAAAATATCATGGCAACAGGTGGAGCACCATCGGTTGATACATTGTCGCAAGCACGCCAGTTATTAAGAAAACAAACAGCTGCAGGTGGCGATGTGAAATTAAATATTCCTGCACGTTTCATGTTGGTGCCAACTTCACTTGAAACAAAGGCTGGGCAACTAATTGGATCGACGGTTGATCCATCACAAGTAAACCCTAATATTCCTAACCCATTCTATAACCAATTTACAATCGTTTCAGATGCAGAGTTAGATGATGCTAGTGTTAATGGTGAATTAGAGTGGTATGTAACATCCGATAAATTACGTTCACCAATCCAAGTAGATTTCCTAAATGGAAAAGACATGCCAACGATTGTGATGAAACAAGCCCCAGCAGGTCAACTTGGTTTCCTTTGGGATATTTATATGGATTACGGTGTTACAGTGGTAGATTATCAGACTGTAGTTAAAAATAACGGTAAATAAGAGAGGAGATAAGACACTATGACGAAAGCTAAATATGTACAACGTGGTGAAACAATTGATTTTATTAATAGTACAACATCTAACATTGAAGCGGGAGAGGTTGTTCCTTTAACAAGTCGTATTGGTGTAGCAGCTACAGCAATTCCTGTCGGTACAAAAGGAGCACTTAATGTAATGGGTGTATATGATTTACCAGCAATTACTACAGAGGCATTAACAACGGGTCAATCTGTGTATTTTAAAGATGGCAAAGTACAAACATCTGAAACAGATGCTACCCCTGCAGGTTGGGTTGTGGAACCGAAAACACAAGCAGGGGCAATCGCTCGCGTAAAAATTGACTAATAGGAGGCACCTTAATGGCCATAGTTTTAAAGGCAGTTACACATGTATGGTTTGCGGGACGCATGATTCCACCTGGAGAAATTTTTTCAGCTGATGGTGATTTTGGAAAGAAACTTATTGAGGGTGGTTCAGCTACAGTAGCTGATGCAATTATAAAAACTGAACAAAATGAAATTAATTTAGAATCAACATCTGAACAAGATGAAGAGCCTGATCATGATTCAGAATCAGCACCTGAACAAAAACCTAAAACTCGTAGTAGACGTAAAGTGGATGAAGAGTAATGGCTAAAACTTTTAAAGATTTTTTACAGCAAGATGTATCAAATGTATTTTTTAATATTGACGAAATGTCAGATGAGCATGAACTGGAAGGAAGAACATTAAACATAATAGTTGATGAAAGTAACCTTGAAGGAATGAGGGGTTATGGAAAAGATCAACTAAGTGCTTCGCAAGAATTGTATGTACATTTCATAACAATCTTTGTGAAAAGTAGTGACTTTTATGTTCCTAAAGTTGGGAGCCAACTAAGGTTAGATAATCAATATTATTATGTAGAAGAATCTTATGATGAGAGCGGTATTGTTAAAATCGTTTTATCAGCTAATGAAGTTTAGTGTGATTATAAAAAGAAAGTAGGGATTATTATGAAATTTTCAAAGTTAGAATTACATGCAACACATTGTTTAAAACATAACTTACCACTACGAGTTTTGATGGATAACCCTGTATTCCCATCACCTGAAATGGTTGTAATACCTCCTGAAAACATCAGTAAAAAGATGAAAGGCTTTAAAGAAATGTTTGATGAGGATTGCAAACATAAGTATGACAATGGAGTGAGTATTTCCGAAGTAGTTTTTTCGGAAGAACCAACGTCCGAAATAAAACAAGGAATAAGGATTTCACCACCATTAGCACCACAATTACGTAAAAATCATATTCGCTATGAAGAATCTTATACTGTTGGTGCAAATGATAGATTCATTTCGGTTGAAGGACAAGTCGAGGATGTGCTGAAAATTATGGAGTTAGCTAATTCAAAAGGCTAAGGAGGATTTATTATGATCCAAATCCGAGTTGATAACGCTGAAAGAATAGAGCAGTTATTTGAAAACACACCGCGAGAAGCGAAAATCATATTAGTAAGAGCTATTAATAGGGGAGCGACAGCAGCAAGAACGAGAAGTAGTGTATTATTGCGTAAGAATTATATCATGAAGGCTGAGGATATAAAAAAACGTATAAAAATACGCAAAGCAACTGCTAACAATTTATCTGCTCAAATTCGAGCGAGTGGTCCTGTTACTCCATTAATGAAGTTTGACGTTACTCCTAGTACACCACAGTCTGTAATCGTTCGAGCTCGTGTAAAAAAAGGTGGAAGTCGAAAAGTAATTAAACATGGGTTTGTTAATAGAATGAGCAATTCACATGTGAATGTATTTACACGGGTAGGTAGGAATAGGTTGCCAATCAAAGGGTTATATGGTCCTTCAATTGCACAAATGATGGGTAAAGAAGAGATAGTGGAAGAAATAATTGAGCGTGGGCAAACGGTGCGTGATGAACGTCTAGAGCATGAACTAAACCGATTACTTAGAGGGTGACATAAATGTTAAATATCGATCTAATAGACAATCTAGTTGCGTTTCTAAACGAGGAATTGAAAGAAATGCGCTTATCGACCAAAGATGAAAATGTGGAAAAAGCTCCTATGGTATATGACGGCTATTTACCTCCGAAAGCAACTTCTTCTCGTAGAGGTGATGATACAGAGCAAGAGGATTATCCTTTTGTTCTTGTTCGCTATCTAGGAGAAGCTGATAAAATTTATGACGAAAATGTCGCTGAACTCAAATTAGTTATTGGGACATATAGCAAAGATGAGCAACATGGTTGGCGTGATACGTTAAATGTAATGAACAAAATTAAAATATCTTTAGGGAAAAAGCGAGTAATTGGAGCGGCATCTATAACAGGTACAATAAGTATGGCATTATTTGAAGAACAAATGAAACCAATGTGGCATGGTGTTATGGAAGTGCAGTTTAACTTACCACAGGTAGCTTGGGAATGGAGTGTGTTAGATGACGATTGAAGTATCAGAAAATGTATCAACTGAACAGGTTGGTGATGCAATTAAAAAGGCAAAAGGAAATGCATCAGGTGAACAGGCCAACAATGCAATAAAAACTGAAAAAAATGAGCAATTAATTTACGTTGGCCCACGGGTAAAAGGGGTACAACGTTTTTCTGTTTTTAAAGGGGGCTACCCTAAGAATTTAGAGGAACATTTAGAAAAATGTACGGCATTTAAACAATTGTTTGTGCCTATTAAAGAATTGACTACGGTTCAAATGCGTTTAAACGATTCGAGTACAGTAGAATCAATGTTTTATAACAAGGTAATCGAATATTTTAAGGGAGTGAAGTAATATGCCTCATGGCTCACGCGTGTATGAGATGCCGACAAGCCCTGGTACACCCACTGTAGTATCAAGTATTGTACCTGTTGTTTTCGGCATAGCACCTATAAATTTAACAGAGGGCATAGATAATGTGAATAGACCTATCAAATGTACCTCTTTAACTGATTTTAAAAAGAATCTTGGCTACTCAAAAAACTGGGAAAACTATGATTTATGCGAAGTAGCAGACGCAGCATTTGTGGAATATGGGTTGGGGCCTTTTGTTTTTGTAAACGTATTAGATCCTGCGGTCCACAAAAAGAGTATTACACAAGAAGCTGTAACGATTGAAAATCAAAAGGCTACGTTGAAAAATGAAGGGATACTTAAAAAATCGTTAAAGTTGATTGCTGATAGCACCACTTTAAAAGAAGATGAAGATTATATTACTACTTTTAATGAAGATGGGCTTTTAATGATCGCATTTTTAACAGCTCAAACAGCTGTAGTAGCTGAATACGATATGTTGGACCCTTCACTTGTTACAAAAGAGCATGTAATTGGTGGGTATGATGTTGCAACGGGTAAAGCGTCTGGTTTGGAATGTGTTAATAAAGTATTTCCACGTTTACGTTCAGTACCTAGTCTATTACTTGCTCCTAAATTTTCATCAGATCCAGATGTAGCTGCAGTTATGAGAGCAAAAGCAACTTCCATTAATACGTACTTCAAATCAGTAGCCCTAACAGATGTTGATACAACAAAAACTGCAGTGTTCACAGATGTATTTGAATGGAAAAATGACAATGGCTACACAGGTAAAAACGAAGCAGTTTGTTGGCCACTTGGTATGAGAAAGGACAAGGTGTATCACCTATCAACTTTATTTGCTTGTAACGTCTTAAAAGTTTGCTTGATAAATAACAACTATCCCTATGAATCTGCCTCAAATAAACCTATTCCGATTGATAAGATTGTTATCAAAAAAGGCAGCAACTATGAAGAGGTTGAGTTAGAACCAAATCAGGCAGAGATTTTAAATGATCAAGGGATTGTAACAGCATTAAATTTCGTGAATGGATTTGTAACCTGGGGAAATTACACAGCGGCTTATCCTGATGTGACTGACGTGAAAGACAAGTTCCACGCAACACGTATAATGCATAATTTCATTGGTAACTCGATTGTGCTGAAAACTTGGGAGAAAGTAGATGGCCCAATCCGCAGACGTTTGATTGATGAGATTGTAGATGAAATGAATATGTGGATGAATGGTTTACAAGGTGACGGAGCAATTATTGGCGGAAGAGTAGAAGCCCGCGCAGAAGATAATCCAAATGAACAATTACTAAATGGTAAAGTGGTTTTCCGTTATTATGTTGCTGAACCAACTCCAGCCCAAGTAATAGAAAACATTTTACAAGTGGATACGTCATACTATGACACCATTTTTAACTAAGGAAAGGGGGAAATATTAATGGCAAGAATACCTGAAAAAGTTAATGATTTTAGAGTATACGTAAATGGTAGTCCTGAACTAAAGGGAGTATCAGATTTACAATTACCATCATTAAATCCTAAAACTGAAACTGTAAGTGGCGGTGGGCTTATGGGGGAATATGATGCTCCAAACTTCAGTCACTTAGAATCGATGAAAGCTACTATTAACTGGCGAGTAATTAATGATGAGCTAATAGAATTTTTAAAACCAGAAGTAATAAAGGTTGATTTCCGAGTAGCAAACCAAGAATTAGAAGGATCAAAAGGGAAACATGAATTTGGTGTTAACCGTATCGTTATACGTGGGATTCCAATGAATAATGACTTAGGAAAGGTTGCGAAAGGTTCACCTTACGAAGGATCATCAGAAATTGAAGTTTTATATATTAAGATGGAATATAACGGAAAAACTTTAATTGAAATTGATAAATTGAATTATATTTACCGTGTCGGTGATGTTGATTATATGGAAAAATTACGTGCTGCATTAGGAATGTAAAAAAAGATATTGATAGGGGAGATTATTAATGAAAATCGAAAAACAAAATGCTGAAGAACATGCACTTGTTCAAACACAGGAAAATGAAAATGTTGAAGAAAAAACAGTTATTCCAGTAAGCGAAGTGAAAGCAAAATATGAAAATCCAGAAATCATTACAATACCAATTAAGCGTCCTGTCGAAATCGATGGGGCGCTTTTAAATGAAGTGAAGTTGGATTTCACTAGTATGACAGGAAGTCAAATTCTCAAAATTGATGCTGAGTTAAGGTCACAAGGTACAAGTTTTGACGATTTATGGAATCAAACAGTGCTTTTGAAACTGATGTCTAGAGCGTCAGGAATCATTGAGGATGATCTACAGAAATTACATGGAGCTGATTATTTAGAGGTGTCCTTCCGAACAAGAAATTTTTTCATTCAGTGGTAGGTGGCGATGTCGCTAAGGAGTATAGAAAACTATTTATACAATTAGGTAGAAGTGTTCCTGGTAGCATGGAATTTTGGGTGAAACAAAGTGTAGGTGAGTTGAATGCCTGGTTAGAGGCATTTGGCGAATTGGAAGGAGCTGATAGTTAGTGTCGAGAACATTTGAAACTACAGTTCAAATAAACGGTGCTATTGGAAGCTCTTTAACTTCATCTTTCAGAGGTGCTACAACCAGATTAAACGATTTAAGTAGTAGGGCGAGAGCTGTACAACAAGAAATGAATCGTTTAGGTCGTGATTTTAGGCAAGGGACTATTCACCAATCACAGTATGCCGAGAGTACAGCTAGGTTGTCTCGCGAATTAAGGCAACTCGAAAATAGCCAAAGGCGAATAACTGCTTTAAAAGGCACATTTAACAATGGAATGAATACAGCAAAAATGGTGGCAGGAGGCGCAGCTGTTGGTTCAGCTTATGCCGCC